ATGGCGAGCATCTATAAGCGGTATCGGTCGCCCTATTACTGGGCTCAGTGGCGTGATTCTGGTGGGGGGCTTCACCGACACAGCACAAAGCAAACGGACAGGGGCAAGGCGGTGGCTTTCGCCCTGGAGATGGAGCGTGCCGAAAAGGCGGCGGGCGCTGGCTCTCTAACCGAGTCTCAGGCGCGTGAGATTCTGTCAGGGATATTGGAGCGCACCCAAACCGGAGAATCGCTTAGGACACCGTCCGCAAGCGATTGGTTGAGGGATTGGCTGACCACTAAGGAGCTTGGCGCGGGCGAAACCACCATGATCCGATACCGGCAGACAATTGAGCACTTCATAACCCACCTCGGGCAGCGGGCCAAGCGGCCTCTGCTGGGCATAACCCCGCGAGACGTTCAGGACTTCTACACCAAACGGGCAAAGGACGGGGTCCGATCATCCACTATCAACGTGGACGGAAAGACTCTGCGGGCCGCGTTCACGCGAGCCGTTAGACTGGGGGTGATAAGCAATAGCCCGGCGGATGCCGTTGATTTGCCTGCCCGGAGGTCTAACGAGCGCGGGACATTCTCACCGGAGGAAGTGGACAAGTTGGCCGGGGTTGCGGATGGTGAGTGGAAGACGTTAATCAACATCGCCTACTACACCGGAGCCCGATTGTCAGAGTGCTGCCGGGTGACATGGGAGAATATCGACTTGGAAGGCGGGTTGATAAAATTCGCGGAAACCAAGACGGACAAGATTAGGGGCCACGCTATGCCACTCCACGCGCTCATGGTGGAGCATTTGAACGGGTTGGGGGGTAAACATACCGGCCCCATAATGCCCGGCCTATCCGACGTGCGCGTTAGCGGTCGGCGCGGACTCAGCCAACATTTCATCGGGTTGATGGCCAAGGCTGGCATTGACTCCGATGCCATCGAGGAGGAAGGCAAGCGGACGTTCAACCGGCGAAGCTTCCACGCCCTCCGGCATTCATTCGCCAGCGCTTTGGCAAACGCCGGGGTTTCGCCGGAATTGCGCATGAAGCTTACCGGCCACAAGTCGGAGAGTGTCCACCGTGGATATACCCACCACGAACTGGAGAAGCTAAAGGAGGCGCTGGCTAAGCTTCCCGCGATGGGGAAGAAATCTGAGTCTCAAGCTGGCGCATCTCCTCTGCCAAAAACGCCTGGTAGTTGATGCCGTCAACAAGGCTATCATCCTTGAATCCGCCAAGAGCCCGCCAATACTTCATATCAACGAATGCGGCGGCAGCGAGTGCGCGTAGGGTGTTGGTGGGGATTTCAAGCCCGAGGCGCTTGGCGACGGCCTGCATCGTCAGGAAACGGCACTCCCGCCAAGTATCGCCGTATTCCTCTCCGCGACCGGCAAACGTGGACGTTGCCCGCTCGATGGTGGCCAGTGCTTGAGTTTCAAACAAGGGATTGCTCATAAATCAATCGGCTTCCGTGATGCTGTAGCGGATCTTGTCGGACTCGTAGTAGAACCGAAGCCAAGCCGCCCCCACCGGTTTCGGCCCCCTGCCCTTCTCAATGTGGAATCCCTCGTGCGGGCTGTATTCGTCCTTGTAGCCTGGGGTGCGGAAATGGATGGCTTTGTCCAGATACGGAATCCCGGCTTGGCTTAGCCGTTCCCGGCTTATCGGCACCTTCCACTCATCATGGCTGTGGCCGGTCCAAATCAGGTCGGCGTCCGGCAGGTAAACAGCCATGCGGTTTGTGTCAATTACACCCCGCGTCACCGGCCCACCTCCGCCGTATCCGTGGTGATAGGCCATAGCCACGGATTGCCGATGGCTGGTTCTGGCGGTGAACATGAACCGAATCCAGCCGGAATAGGTTCCGAGCATCACCTTGCTGCCACGGGTGCGCATCCGCTCAACAAGCCGTTGTGTCAGGTCTGTTTCGTGTCGCTTCTTGACGGCTGTCTCGTGGTTGCCGGGCGAAATCATCACGAAGTTTTCCGCCCACGGCGAGAAGAACTCGTCCGCAGACTTCACAATGCTGTCAAAGTATGAGCTGTTGGCATCTTCGGGGCGGACTCCGCTTTTGCTTCCGCGCTTGTCGTCTCGTCCCTGCATGGCGCAAAACAAATCACCAGCCTCCATCACTCCGGCCCGGCGCTCTTTGGCTTGATCGAGATGCTTTCGCATCAGTGCGCGATCCGCGTGCGGGTTGTCAAGGTGTCGGTCTGTAACCAGCAAGAACCATTGCTCCCACCCCTTGCCGATGCGCATCAGGTTGCGCACGGTCAACACGCAATTGGCACCATCGACACGTTCAACGGCAAATGGAAGTTTCATCGTCATAGGTGGAACGTTAACAGGCTTACCAGCTCGACAGCGCCGCTCGCTTCCAAAGGTTTGTGCCGACCGACACATAGACGTAGTTGGAGTCAACGCACACAAGCCCCGCCCCGCTTCCCCATGTCGTATCAGTGGAGTTTGTCACCTTGCGAGGCGTTAGGGCCAGCAGGCCAGCAACCGACAGCCTAGACTGACCGGCCTGCGCATACGCTACGCGGTAGAACCCGATGGCGTTGGTTGGCATTGGCGTCTTGACTGTCCAGAGCCCATTAGTCTGGTATGGGTAGCTAGTGGTTTGGTTGGTAACCCATGCCCACGTGGTCGGGTTCAGGCTCGGAGTAAACTGCAATAGCGGCGCTACCTGGCCGTTGGTGGCCACGTTGATGGCGATGTTTGTGGTGTTCTCGATGGTTATGGTGGAGATGGTTCCGAGCGCAACCGGTGCAGCCTGAGCGCTAAAAAGGTCGGTGCCAAGAAACCTCCATCGGATGCTATTGGTATCACTTTGCTGGTCCAATACTGAGTTCATGTGCAGACCATAGCCGTTAAGCTGCACCTCGCTTTGCGCACTCATCCACGGAGTAGCCGCGAACATGTTGGAGACAAAACCCCATGACACCGCATCGTCTAGTGTAACCGGGTCGCCAACGCGCACGCTCTGGCCATAGAGTGCATTGGTATGGCCAAACAAATCCGGCTGGGCCAATCCCCATACAGTCACCGCGCTTATAGTGGGGTCGGCAGGCACACCGCCGAAGCTGGGGACCATTCTCGATGTTACCCTGATTCTTACTTGGTTGGTGGTTGCGGCTTGGCTCAATGTCCAGTTGGTGCCATCAGTCGAGAACTGAATCGTTGGCTGCCCAGCCGTGAGTGTGAATGTGAACCCGGCGAAATTCGATACCGTGCAAAGGACGTTGGTGCCAAGGTATGGGCAAGTGAACGAATTGGTCGCGAAAAGAACGCACTTCGGTGAGCTGAAAAAGCCGTTGCTCTGGATAGTGGAGAAGTTGTAATCGACCGCTTGCCAGCACTGCCAGTTTGAGACTGAAAGTGTGTCACTGGTTGAACCCCAGATGCCATTAGACGCATAGCGAGGGTTGTTGGTCCAGTATGGAGAGTTGGTTGACCACCACGGCGCGAGCTGGTATCGATTGGTGTCATAGCCTCCGAAAGGCACGCTGACGATTTTCAGCGCGAACGCGGAGCCGCAAAGCGTAACAAGAAGAAGCGTGAGTAGTTTCTGTTTCATAGGTCAATCCGTTGATAGAGGAGAACCGTCGATGCTTGTTGTTCCATCCGAAACGGAAGTGTTTGGCGTCGTTGAATCCTGCTTAGGCAAAACAAGCAGGTTGTAGTCCTTTGGGTTGAAGGCAATGGCTGGAATTGTTGGCGCCCCCTTCCACAACACACCGATGTAATGGTCGCTTCCACTGCTCAGCCCGTATGCACCAAACCGCGCTTGGTTTTGCGTGTAATAGTTAACAATCTCCGACTCCACAAGCGCACCGGCAATCACGTTGTTTGCGTGCCCGCTGAACACAAAGCGATCCACGCAGTTCTCACCCGTGGCGAAGTTCTGAAAATCAATCGTTCCCCACGCGGAGCTTTGCGTATCAAAGTAGGACTGCGGAACGATGGCTATTCCGTTTACGGTTTGAAACGGCTCGGTGTCAAGGAATTCGATGTTGGTTGGAACGGGCATGTAGTTCCACCCGGCAAGCCGTCGATAGGTTATTGTGGCAACCTTGCGCAGCCGGAACGAAGAGCTGCACACTTGATCGACAGTGTAATAGTCGCCGGCCTCATGAATCAGATCTGCCCCATCAATCCCCTTGCCGGTTTCAATTTTTGTGACGTGCAAGAAACCGAAATTCACCCGGCCTGGGAGCTTGTTGGCGTCTCCAGTTCCGGTGATGATAACGGTGTCTATTCCGCCAAGCGTGTAAGTGGATTTGCCCGGCATAGCCTTAAGCGCAGCCGCCATATTATTTGGTGTTGGGTAATTTAGTAGAGTGGAGCCAAACCAAGCCGATTCCATCCACAACTCAGCCGATGCCGATTCGGAAGAAGAGGCAAAAAATAGCAGGTCGGTTTCATACTGTCCGAGCGCCGAAAATAACGGCGTCTCACACAGCCCAAAACAAACAGACTCTCCGGGAATGTCCATGTCAAGGCAATGTTCCGCTCTGGCTCAGTTGTCGAGCCCACACGCGAGCGGCCTCTACCTCAACCGACTGAATAACGTTGCTACTTGGGTCTATTATTCCAGTCCCACCGGTAACCCCAAGCGCGTAGATAATAGTCCCGACAGAGTATCGCGGATGCATCACTTGCCACTCAAATGCCGTATCTATGGTGGCCTTTCTGATGTTGTCTGTATAGCCTGTATAAGTGATTGTTATTCCGTCAATTGTTTCATTGGCGGGCATGCGTGCCGTTAGGCATTTGGCGATATAGACATTGACGCTGCCGGTGTAATAGTCGCCCGTGCTCAGATTCCATTGACGCGCCTGAACGTAATTGGCGCTGTATAGGTTGGTGATTTTGTAGGGGGTTAAAGCGCTGCCAGACACAGAGCTGCCAAACAGTGTCTTGTCGATGCACAGTGTTGCATTCCCATCCGTCAAAATGTATTTGCAGCCTCCACCCTCAACCACGTCAACCCTTGGATTTGCCAGCGCCCGCAGCACCCGTGCGATTAGCTGATTCCAGCGCAGAGACAGAACGGACGGATAACCTTTACCGGTTGGGATTGGTATATCGATGCCGACTCCGATTGCTTTGCTGGTGTCAGATGGCTTTGACATATCGCGTAACGCGCACGTAAATATTGCCCATCCACTGGGTTAGCTTTGACTCCTCCGCAGGCAACAACCCTCCCCATATAGAGCTGCCACGAGACACAACGCCAGTTGATGCGTCAATCGACAGGACTGTCTTTGTGGCTGCCCATCCGTTGGTGCGGGCATCCTTCATCATCCGCCGGTAATCCCAACTATTTCCACTGTCGGACGATCCGTAGTAAGGAAGCGTTGATGTCAGTGTTGCGTCAGAAGTCAACAGCTGCACCGGGTAATTGACACCGCCCCATGCGTCACTTCCGGTTGAATCGGCAAGACAGAACGCCATCTGAGGAATGACCGGAATGTTGGAAACAGCCTTATACTTCGGCGGTGCGTCTGCGCTTAAGCTGGTATCAACGATGAAGAAGTCATAAGCCAACATGCTAAGCACGGAACGGGTGAATGCTGCCCGGCCCAACTGATTCACACCCGAGACGGTGTATGTCATCAGCCCCGGATAACTCATTGCAAACTGCTCATATTTGGCGAACGATGCGGGCACCTTTGCGTAGGTCCGCAACCACCTCACCAAACCGCCCCCAATCGCTACCCGCTCAGATTCCGCGACCAGCAGATAATCAGTCAATGTTCCGTGCGGCGTATTCAATGCCAGTGGAGCAAAATTCGCCTCAAGCTGCATGAACTCTTGAGTGAACACATACGGCACGTTGACATTCTCAATCGGCCACGCAAATCGCTTCCCGCCAGTTGGCGCTGCAACAGTAAAATCTCCGTCGTATTTCAGGGCCATATTATTCAGCTGTTATGCTTCTGATGTTCACCGAGAGCCCGTCACCCTTGGCCTTGTCAACCAGGTCGGCAAGATGTTGCGCAGCTTCATTTGAAGACTTTTCCAGAGACTCAAACGGATTCTTTTCGGAGTCTTTGAGCGAAACCATCCCTTTGCGCAGCTGGTCCGCCCTGCTTAGCAGATCTTGAGAGCCGGCAATGTCGCCGCGTAGTGCCCGCTGCCGAGATTGAGTTTCAAGTCGGCCAATCTGCTTGGCGTCCAATATGTCCAAGTTCATGTCCCGCGTATTCCATCGAGACGTTCCCATCCCCGACAGTTCTTGCAGCGTAAACTTGGAGCGGTCATTTTTTGCGTCCATCAACTCCCCGTTTGCGTGTCGTGCTTTTGCGGCATGCTCGTTGATGTTGTTGCGGACCTCGCGCTCGTGCTCAATCTGCTTATTGTGCTGCTCCTGCTTTTCTTTTGCCTGCTCCTGCTTTTTGATTTTATCGTCCTGAACCCTCAGGATTGCTTCGTGCAACTCCTTCTCGCGTTCAACGAGTTGTGTTTTAAGCTCGATTTGCTCCAAGCTTCCAGCTTCGGAATTGTGGATCTTAACGTTGAGTTCGCTAACCTCTCGCGCTATTGCCCTGGACTTCTCCTCATTGCTCATCCTTCCGAAAGATTCATCGCGCCTAGCTTTTTCAAGCCTAGCAAGAGCTACGGCTATGCTCTTTGCCTTTTCCGCTTTCTGCTCATACGTCTCGCCACCCCCATCGTTTTCTGGAGCATGGGACGAATACTTCTTCAGAAGCGCCGCAGTTCCCATATCACCTAAATATGCCTGCGATGCAAAAGCTGTAGTTTTTCCAACTATCGTTACAAATCCCTTGCCAAACCCCTGAAGTTTTTTGCTTATGGACTCAAGCCTGTCAACTTCCTGGTCGGTGAGTATTTTAAACGGATGATCCCTTTTGAAATCCTCCAGCGCTTTGGAGCCGTCCTTTAGTGAGTTGACAAGCCTTATTCCGGATTTTCCGAACAACTCAAACGCCATCTGAGCCCGAAGCGTCGGGTCTTCGATCTTGCTCATACGATCCGCAACATCGTTTAGAATTTGCTCCGTTGACTTGGAGTGTCCGTTGGCATCTTTTAATGCAATTCCCATGTTGTGAAACATGTCAATAGCAGACGCGGAACCGCTTCGGGCCTCGCCGATTTTGATGGTTAGCTTTTGGAGTCCTTTTTCAGCATCCTCAGCATCTCCACCGGTTTTTGACACACGCATTGAAAATGCCTGTATGGTTCCGGCAGATACCCCTGTTTCTTCTCGCAAATGAGATACTTGTTTGGCGAATTCGATCACAGACTTTGCTGCCGCCCCAATCGCGGCAATTGTAAGGCCGATGCCAACCGTGCCGGCTGCGGATTGCAGCAATGATAGCGGGTTTAGTTTCACCAAGTCCGCTTTGAAATCACCAACTGATTTGCGGACTCCGCGAAGCGCGGCAGTTACGGGGCGAACATCCATCCCCATTTTAATCAGAACCTCTTCAACAGCCATTTGCTTTGCCTTTCGAGTTTACCTCTTCAAGCCACTTGGAGACCACACGATCTGACGGGTTGAAAAGAATGGCGTCAGGGTCTCGGTATTTCCGGGCTAGCTTCATGTATTGAAACAGCCGCTTGCATGGCATCCGCACAATTTCAGACTCACCCCACCCGGTAGCTTGAGCGAGCGAGAACACCAAAGCGGCCAAGCAAGACCAATACGACGGACCGGAAGCGCCATCGGCCCCACGCGGGGCATCCATTAGCGCTGAGTCGCAATACGCGTTTATGGCGTAGATTGCAATTTGACTGTCAACATGCCTCAATCGCGCAACAAAGCGCCTGCGTGCCACCCATAGCGCAAGGCTGGCCAGTTTTGACGATACGGCCTCAAGCTTGTCGCGCAGCCAGATTGCCCGCTCGTAGTCTCGGGATATGCACCAGAGGAACAGGGCGCAATCGTCAGCCAATGGCACGCCGCCGCAAATGAACGGAGACTGAGCCGCCGACAGCCTGGCCATGTGCTCCATTGTGAGCGGCATAACCTCGACGCCGCAGATAAACTCCGGGGCGTCAAGGAAGGCCTCTTCGCGGGCTGCCGTTTCTTTTTCGACAGCCTCGCGAAGTCCTGGAATGGCTTGAAGTAGCGGGTCCACTGCGGATTAGGTGGAAGCGGTCACGCGCTTGCGGAACGAGACGTTGATCTTGCGCTCAGTGCCCTGCCCCTCAGCACGTCCAACATCAGAAAGGTAATAGGTCTCAGAGCCAACTCCGGCATCAAGTGTTACCTGAAACTCCCAACCAAGCAGCGGCTCCGGGGTTGCAGATGCGGCAAGTTGCAATGTGGCGCTTCCGGTTACCGGAGCAACGTATGTCACCTGCCCGTTAAGCTCGTCCACTTCGTTGAAGCGCTCGATGGTTTTGGTGGGCCGGTTTACGCTGAAATTCTCAGCAACGTAGGTAGTCCCTCCGGTTCCGTTTGCGGCGGAGCCGATGGTTAGGACTCGTGTGCCGTATTGCACGGCACCGTCATTTTTGGGCATTGTGACAGCCATAACTTAGTGGTGGTGTTTGGGATGGTGGTTAGCTCGTTGGCCAGACTTCTGGCCGCACGTTAAAGTGAACTGCGTAAACAACGGCGCTGGTGATGATGCCGTCCTTGGCTTTAATCGACGGAGTTGTGCCAACATCCAACACGTCGTTGACGTAGTGATGTGGAAGAACGCCGTCTTGATTCAGCGTGTAGATGAGCTGTGACGCGAGGCGGCGAACAATTGCACGGTGTTTGCCGTGGTTGTTGGTGGTGGCTGAATACTTGCTGACTATCGCGAAGGCAAGTTGACCGCGCCACGCATCCGGCACCATGCTTGTGTCGGGGAACACAAAACGATGCCCGGTTGCTTCTCCGTTGCGAAACCGGATCTCGACACGCTCAACCTCGTCGTTGCTGTCAAGCGATTCAATGTCTGCGGAGTTGTCACCAATGATTCCTACAAGCCCGGCAGCGTTTACAAGTGAGCAAATTGCTTGCTCAAACGCTGTCTCTGGGTCGTAGATCTTCGCGTAAGTATCGTCAGCTAATGACATATCCGCCGCCGTTACCAGACCGCTTGCTGCGGGCGCGGATTCGCATTCCTCTGGCCACGTCTTTGGCGTAGCCGCTAGCCATTAGAGCGATTCGCTTCTTCATGGCTTCCGTTCGCACTCTTAACGCAGAGCGTATCTGGTCTAGCTGACGCGAAGCGTTAGGAGCCCGACTGCCGAACGTGACGGACGGAAATTCACCCACGTTCAGACCGGTGATGTCGGAGATTCCTTTTGGCGTCGGAATGTGGCGCTTGATCCAGGTTGGAACGTGACAGCCAAGCATTCCCGCCACCTGAGCCCATGATGCCTTCCACCGACCGACGCGCTTGATTATGCCGCCAACGTATGCGGCCCGGTCTTCAAACGAAACAACAACGCGAGCCCGCCACGTATTCGGGCCACTCTTTGGTCCGCGAGGTATTTTACCGCGCCAGTTTTGCGCCCGGCGATGGCGTTCCTTCATGCGTGCCCCGGTTGGGTCAAGTGCTCCCCAAATCAAGTGGAGCTTCTGGCCGCTCTTCGTGGTGATCCACTGGTCGATGTTCATCGCTCCATATTTTGAACCGATGTCATCAAGCATGCCCTGGTCGATTGCAGTGAACAGCGACCGAAGCTCTCTGGACACCGCACGCTCTCCGATGTCCTTTGTTTGGGGTGGGATGAATCGGCAGATCTGGACACTGAGACGCATGGTCTCATCGCGCACGATGTCTGAGGCGTCACCCCCGCGACCGTTGGCCGCGAGGGCGTCCGCCAGATCCTGCATCGTCTCCTCAAACTTCGATGTGTCGCAAGTAATCACCAGCGGCGAGACCAGACGCCATTAGAAACCACATATACCATCCCGTTTGTGAGCCACGCCTGAGAACCATTAGGAGCAACAAGAGTTGGTGTGTTGTTGGTTGAGCACGAGAACCAAACGAAAGGGCCATTGGTGACACCACACCACCACGCGGAATTGGTGACATTCAGGCCATTTGTTGCCGTAACGCTTCCGCGAAAGCTTCCTCCGTTGGTTACAACTGTGAACGGCTGTATGCCGTTGAGAGTCGAGGCATTCACACCTAAGATTCCGCTGCCGTCCATCCCGGCACCAATAACACCCCTTCCGTCAGCGATAACATTTCCATTGTCATCCCAGAGCTCAGCGGCACCGGTTGACGTATTCCAATAGGTCATGCGGGTAGAATCTGGATATGTAAGCCCAATGATTCCACCATCAGTCCTAGCAAACATGCTCACGTTTGTTCCGTTGCACGCAAAGACGTTCCCGTAGAAATAGGTATCTCCTCTGTTGGTGAAGTCTTCTGAATTTCCGTTGGTGATTAACATCGGAATGATGTTTGTGGAGAGCAGGACCGGGTTCTGATTAAACGTCAGGCTCTGCTCCAGCCCGGCGCAGTAGTTGAAATCGAAAGTCTGGCCGTCGCTGTTGGTTTGCACCCAGAAAGCAATGGTGCGGTTTGGCGTGCCCGAGTCGGCGATATAGTGTCCGGGCCGATTGCTGAAAACAAACACGCCGTTGGTCGGGGTGATGCTTCGCGGGATGGCCATAATGGTATTAGTTCCATCAGCCTGAACGCCGTATTTCGGGTTCGGATACACTATCATTTTTGGGCTGTATCCAACCCCAAAGCTATCCGTGAGTTTTCCGCGAACGGTTGCGGCTGGGACAGGGTGGCAGCCAACAAGGCTGGCCACGATTGACAAGATAAAGACTCTCAGTTTCATGTTCATCCTATTTCTGGTTTTTGCGCCAATACTCCATCTGGCAAAAGCAGGAGAGGTGTTGGGCGTCAATTTTAAACGTGTTGGTTGATGTCGATGCCAACCCATCATCAAGTTTTACGGGTGGCGAAAAACGCGAACCGTAAAGCGCCGCCAGCGCGTTGTATCTTTCCCGAGCGTGCGGAGTAATCACCCCTCCAGTGCAGTCTTTAGAACACCACGCAATGCCCATGAACCGATAGACGTTGGTGGTGTATGTGAGCCCAACAAGGCCGCTATTGAACTCACCTCCATCAAAACTGTGCGACGTTGAAACAACTCGTTCTGTTGTTACGGTTGACGCACACCCCGAAACCAGAAGGGCGGCCACGATGGCGCTACTCAGCGATTTGATTGCGAATCTCATTCACGTCTCCTTTTGCAATTGCTGCGTTTACACGGTCAACCTCTTTGGAGTCGTTGACGCGCTCCTTTGACGCCTTAATGTCTGCCGCATTGTTCAAGTCAAGCCGTTTAGACTGAAGGCCAAGCCACTGCGAAATGGCTTGGCCCCATGCGGAAATAGCTGCCACGATTCCGGTCATACTAGGAGTTTGATATGGAGATGGCCGACTCGATGCCTTTGCGGATGGCATCCAAGGCCGGGACCAGGTAATCGACTTGATTGAGCTTCTTGCTGACGATGTCCGCCTCGGTGGCCTGATACAGCTCAAGGATGTCAGAGATCCAAGACTTCACTTCGGAAGAGTCTCGAATCTCCTTCACCGAAATGCTGTTGAGTGAGTTGGATAGCGAAGCGCTATCATAGGTGCCGGAGTTGATTAGAGACGACAACACAACGTCGGCAGCCTGGAAATAGGCGCGGGCATTCTTGTCTTGCTGCATGGCATACAGCGCCCCTTCTTTGGCTCCAATCTTCAAAGCGGCGTATCCGATCTTGGTCACGATGCCATTCGTGCCAACATAGGCGTTGGTCGAGTAATCAACGTCTGAGTTTGTTGCGGTAGTGGAAGTGCTGGAGTTGGTTGTTTTGCATCCCTGGACCGCAAACGACACCAGGCCAATGAAGGCAACCGCGAACAATAGAACGATGTAAGGCCGAAGAGTTTTCATGTTAATTTTCAGGAGGTAGCGGGGACTGTTTCAGGTAGGCGAACGCACCAACGGCCCCGCCGCCGATGATGGTCGTCAAAAACTGTGAAAGCGTTAACTGGGGAATGTGAACGCCGATCATGTTTCCGGCAGCGTTGCCAAATAGGGCGATGCCCGCCGAAGCGATTCCGGTGATAGCCGCAGAGCCAAGACCGTGCAACCATTTGCTAAAAGGTGTGTTGGCCATATCAGGCGTAGTCAGTTGAGCAAGTGAACACAACCTTGATATCGTGCTTCTTGCGGTCGGTTATGGTGTGCTGGCGTCCAGTTGGTTGGTTGGAGGCTCGGTCATACTCAACAAGCACATCGCCGGTATTGAGTGACAAAACGTTGCTCGCGTCGTTCGCAATATGGATGTCGGAGAACATGCGGCGGTCGTTTTCTGTCACTTCAAAGTTTCCGCTTCCACCTCGCCCGAGGTCTTCAGCCAGTCCGACAAACTCAAATTTGTCTAACCGAAATATTAAACCCCTGGCGCTAATGGACGCGTTAAAACCGGCGATGCGCAGTTGTTGAGCCTGAGTCATGCGCTACTTGCTGGCAAGTTTGGCCTGCAACTCCTCAAGCTGCTTCTTGAGCGCGGCATTCTCGTCGGCAATTGATGCTACAACCGGATTCTGACGGGACAACTCTTCGACCTGTGCGATTTTTGCGGCAGCCGTCTGAGCATTGCACAGGTCGCGATATTCCTTGGGCGTCATACCCAAGATGAGCGTGCGCGATTTTGCCAACTCAGCAGCGGCGATTTTTGCGGCAGCGGCGGCGTCGGCTTCACTTTCAGAGCTGCCATCATCATCGGATTCAGCCTCAACCGGCGCGGCGGTTTTGGCTGTTGGTTGGGTAGGTTCCGCAGCCGTGGCGGCGGATGTGTCGAATTCTGCGGCAGCGGCGGCGTCGGCTTGGGTAGGTGTGCTCATTGTGTCTTCGGTTTAAAGGGCCACCCGGTTCTTTTAATTCCGGGTAGCCCACATGAACGATTGCTGACTAGCCGTTGGTGCGGAGAGCGACAATGCCCACACGATCCGCGCTGGAGTAGTCAAGCGCCCAGTTGCCGTAGGTGGCCAACTCGGTATTGGTGGCAGACTGACCCGCCGGCGCTCCGGTCCACTGGCAGCCGTTTGGGTGGAGGATGAACCGCGTGCGGTCGTAGATTTCCTCGTTGTTCTTCTGCTTGTCCATCCAGTAGGACAGAGAAGCAACGTCCACCGTGTCACCGGCCTGCGGCTTCTCACCCCATGCGAACACACCGGGCGCGAAGATGTAGGTGTCGAACACGTAGCCCGAGGCGCTACCAGCCCGGCGCAGCGCGTTTGACAAAAACACACGCATGCCCTTGTAATACTCAACGCGACCAGTGCCAAAAGCCGGGAACGCGCTGGTGTCGGTGCCCTGGGCCTGCGGCTTGCCGCTAAGCTCAAGAGGCTGATTCGAGTAATGCTCGAAGCTGATCTGATCCTGCTTCAGCAATGCGGCCCGGATGCTGGGGTGCATCAGGATTCCGCCACCCTTTACGGTGTCCGCCAACTCACCCAGCATGGCGATGGTGTCAACGATAGCTCCAACGCTCACGCATTGGCCTGCGGCGGGGCTGGCACCGGCCTCCAAGAAGATATCGTTACGGACGGTGTAGAGGCAGCCGGTGGCGGCGCTCGGCGCGGCGGCGTTATTGAACAAACCGCGAAGGATGTTGATCATCGTGGTCTGGCGCTGCTTCTGCCGGCGAATGGCGAGCTGGCCAACGATGGCTTCGACGGGCTGGGAGCCAGATACCTGGGCAGCCAGAGCCGTAGCATCGTTTGCGGTTTCTCGGTTCAACAGCGCGGCAATCTGCTTGCCAGAGCCAATCACCTGCTTGGTGGGCTGGGTGTTTTCAGCCTGGGGCGCATCAGCCTGATCGGAGATGTCGCGGAAATACGGCAGGTTTACGGTTGTGCCCGCGCCGGAGGCGAACTCGTCAAACTGCGGATTGCGGACGCAAATCGGCGAGTTGATGAGCGCGGGGAACGTGGCGAGTTTTTCCTGGACGCCCTGAATCCAAATTTGGGGCACCCACAAATTACTAATTGCGGTAGGCATGGTGCTGTGTCGTGGTTAGTGTTTCGGTGGTTCGTTGAGGGTGGCTTACTTTGCGGGTGTTCCCTTGGCGAGAGCCACTTGCTCATCGAGGGAAAGCTTCTTGTCAGCCTTGGCGGCGGGTTGCGCGGCAGCCTTGCCGGAGATGCCGAGAGCAGCGACCTTGGCAGCCGTTCGCTTCTCCAAATCCTGCTCCTTGGCGGAAAGCTCGGCGTTGGTAGCCTTCAGTGTGTCGCGCTCGCTGGTGATTGTGGCCAAGTCAGAATTGGCCTTCGTCGTGGCCGCTTGGGAGTCCGTGAGATTCTTCTTGAGGGTAGAAACCTCGCCGGTAAGCGTGGCGTTGCTGGCCTTTTCTGCATCAACCTGCTTTTGCAAGGTGCCGATGGTTTGCTTGGCTGTGGCCAAGTCGGCCTTGAGCTGATCATTGAGCGCAACAATCTCGGACTGGTCGGGAATGGTGTCGGGCATAGTGGTGTTACTTGGTTTCGTTAAAATTCAAATACGCGTTCGGATAACTAGAATCGTTAAGAGGTGGCTTTGCGGGCGATTGCTCCCTTGAGCCGGGCCATCGCGTAACCAATGTCACCAACGGCATCAATAAGCCCGGCAGCTTTGGCGGAAGCGCCAGAGAACGAGCGACCGGTCATGGAGCCGTCTTTTACCTGCGGGCGTGCGGTCTGCACGGCGCTCTTGAAGTCGTCAAAGGTGGCCTGCGCGGAATCCTGCATGAACTGGCGCTGCTCCTCGCTCAACGATGTTCCGGGCACGCCAATGGCTTTATGCTTGGCCTCCTTGTTTTTGATTACATCTACCTTGATGCCGGCGTTATCCAGCATTCGCGAGCGGTCAACAAAAGTGCGAAACACGCCAATCGAGCCAACCATCGCGGACTTAGACGCAATGACTTCGCTGGCCTGCGAGCCGATGTAGTAGGCTAGGCTTTCCATGCCACCACCAGTCCAAGCCACAACCGGCTTGATCCGGCTCATATCACGAACAGCCTCCGCAACCTCCGGCCCGCCGGTAATGAATCCGCCTGGAGAGTCAATGTCCAAAAGCACACCCTTTACCTTTGGGTTGATGGCGGCGTCCTGAATAACGCCCAATATAGCTGCCGAGTCCTCCACTCCGTTATACATCTCATACAAGTCGGGCTTGCGGGCTAGCACTCCAGAAATTGGGATGGTGGCGATGCCTGTGTTTTCATCCATCGAAACAACCGGCTTTAGCGCACCCTTCAGCTTCGCAATAATGGGATGATCTGCGGCTTGCTCGGGCGAAACTCCGGCCTCGATTTTCAACTCGCGCCATCCCTCGGCGAGGGCCGTTAATGCCCCCTCTGTGAGTAGTGCGAAGTCGTTATTTAGACGGTGAAGAATTTTCATTGCTCTTTTTGGGTTCGGTGTTTTGCTCCTCTTTCTTGTCCGCGCCGGCGGCTGGCGCTGGCTTTGCGATCGTGTATCCCCACTTTGAGAGAATCCATTCGATGGGGATGCGGTAGCGCTTGGCTATATCTGCGGCCTTTCCGATGATGTAGTCATCCTCGATGAAGCCTTGGTCAGTCTCACGCAACCACCCAAGCGAGCGGTTGCCGTAGCATTCCTGCCGGGTGCGCAGACCCGAGAGCACGTCCTCTCTCCATTGCTGGGCATCGCGACCGTCGTCGATTGAAACCTTGGGTGGCCCTTGCCACTCCATTTTTTCCCAGCCTTCCTGAGATGGGAGCTGGTTGGTGGCGATTCCCCAGCCAATAACGCGAACCCAAACCCACTCCACAAAGCGAGCCATCACCACTTGGCGCGAATTGAACTTGCGCTGAGCCTTCCCGTTCACGCTGCGCTCAGCCGGCCCGGTGTTTCCTCGATGGACGATGAAAGCCGGTGGAACTCCAAGACCGGAGACGTAGCAGCCGGCCAGGTATTCCAGCATGTCGATAACTCGGTCTCCGGGTCGATTGTTGTCGAGCTGGTGAAGCTTCTGGCCCTTGGGCATCACTGGGATGTCCCCCCCAAGCAAAGACGCCATCGATATGTTGGACTCTTCTGGGGTCGCGTCAGAATCAGGCTCGTTTCCAGGGATGGTGGCGGCGGAGGTTACATTCCCGCTGGAGTCAACCTGCTCGTTTCCGGTTGCCGTTCCCCAAACGTCTGGATCTTCCGAGTCCGCACCTTCCAGCACGGCAGCCAATGCGCTCGAAATCTTCGTGGCCAACTTCTCGAAACCCTTGATGTCTTTGGCGTCACGGATGTCATTCATTCCGCGACGGGCCGGGCTCATGCCTCGATACTCGCGAGACCGCTCCGGGTCGTAGATGAGCATCATCGAGTTGGCATCGAAGAACTCAGGCGGAGCGCCAACATCTGGCCGCACCCAATAGCCAATCACCTGCCCCTTTTCGGTTACACCAACCCCGTCAACATGCTTGATTTTTGGGTCTGTAATCGATGTTGAGTTTATGCGCGTCGGGTCGATTAACTGAATCTGCGGAAGCCCATTCTCCTCCGTTACTAGCGGCGCTGCCTCGCCGACGGTATCCATGCCAATACACATGATCCGCTGGAGAGAATCGAAATCGAAACGGCCAGTGAAGTCGGCGCGTTTCCCCCAATTGCGAAAGAATTCATCCGCCACCTTGTTCCAATCCGAGCTTACCGACGCGGCCATAGGGGCGATTGGAACCGAATAATTGGCGATGGTGTCAACGGCAAGCGCCACGGTCCCGTCGTTGTCGTAGAGATACTCCGCGAGCATCCCCAGCCGATCCCGATTGAATGACCGGATAACGTGGCGAAGCGCGAAGCTGTAGATCGGAATGATGCTGCGGTCATCTGAAAGATTCAGAGCCTCGTAATAGCTCCGCGCTGGATATCCCGGAACTCCCGGCAGTGGGTCGGATGTGCGCGATGTGCGCGGGGACTGCGTGGTCCCGTTAGCCTGAACACGCTGCGGCTTCGGAACTTCAGGCAGTGGGCTTTGACCGAAAAGATAAGTAAGCAATCCCATATTTTAGGAGGGTGTGGACTGGGCAAACGAGACGCGGAGCCGACGCACGCGCCGCGCTCCATTGATTCGGTCGATTGCCAACTGAATCAGGACCATGAGCTGTTGCGGTGTCTGGTCCTGGGGAAGCGAGAAAGTTACAGTTCCGCCGCCTTCGGTTGTGGACAGCAACACCTTTCCGCCGGCAATGTCGTTGCGAAAAATGGCATCACGAATCGCCGCAAGAACCTCGCCGGATGTCTTGCTTGTCTGAGCGCCGATGCTTTCAGCACTGGCGACAATTGCGCGGAGTAGATTTACATCGGCCACGCATGACTCAAATCGTTAAATGGTTTTGGTGGATTTTTGAACCGCTGGCGACGCACGTCCGATTCCGGTAATCAGCGCCGCAACGTGGATCATCAATTCGCAGTCAAACATGTGGTTGTCGCCACGACGCTTCCACACGTAGGACAGCCTACCTCTTCCGTCGCGATGCTCCTCGCGCCGCTCCGCGCTAACTTGCCGGAGGTAGTCCCGGCCTACCGTTTTGGGAATTGTCCAATCCCCAACCATGCCCATCATCAACTCGGCCAGCGCGTCCTTGATGGAATCGTTTGACCAAGTGAAAAGCGGGATTGGCTTCACGCGCCGGGCCTGCCGCGTTCCGAACATTGGATCAACGAACGTCCTCCGCCAATACCGCCGGATTGCTTTACCGTGTGCGTCCGTGGTGAGGAAGAACTTTGCGTCATCACCCTTGAACGCCTTCCATCCAGTCGCCACGCAAAACCGATAGACCTGGCTGGCCTTATAGCCAGAGTCGATCATTGCGTTCAATACGGGGACGTTGTTGGCCTTGCGAATCTCCTCAAGCTCAGCGGTGGTAGAGCATCGACCATAGGAGACGAGTCGAGATTTACCGCACATGCCAAACTCGCGAATGACATACCAGTAATGTTCCCCGCCCTTTTCCTGACGGTCTGCCGCCATGAAGCGAGCGCGAGCCTCGGGCCATGCGTCCCCAAATTCGTATTCGTCCTTGCGAGCCTCAAGGAAGCCAAAGTCCTCAATCTCCCCAAGCCGATCCTCCCACGGCAATCCAAGAGTCTCGTTGTAAAACGTCCGTAGCGGCTCCAGGTCTCCAGCTTTAGCGGCAGCCTCGGCTGCTATTTTCTCCTCGATGATTGAGCGCCACTTAACCCACCACGGAAGCAACGCGTTCCATGTAAAGCTGACGTGGTTCTTTGGCGCGTTGGGGTTCATGCGAATGAACTTCCCATTGCGGCAAATCGCCTTGCGCTCTATGTGCGTGTCGCGTATGCCATGCTTGCACTTCTCGCACTCATAGCGAATCGTCTCCGACAGCCTATCGAAATTCCAGTGCCCATCCGGCTTGGTGGTTTCGTTTTCGTCAAACTGGAGCTGTTCAACCCGCAATTGCTGGAGATGCCCGCACTTGGGGCACGGAAAATGAAACGTGCGTTGGTCGCCCTCTTTGAATGCTCGGTCAACCGGGTCGTCAATGTCTCCGGGCGTGGATATCACCAACACCTGAGCCAGCTCACCAAATGCGCGAACGCGCTTCAGAACCGTGTCATATGCTCCGGGTGGATAGTTGCGGACCTCATCCAGTTTCAGCCGCTTAATCGGCTTGCCTTGCAGCTTGGCCTTGCTGCCAGCGCCCACGAAATACATGGGCATGGTTCTGAACGTGAATTTTAGCTTTGTCTCTCGCAACAACTGCTCTCGGGCCGGCTTGCAGTCGTGAAGCATCGGCGAAAACCTGTCGCGCACGAAATCTTGCGCGTCATCGCTGTTGGCTAGCACATACATCTCCGGGCCAGGGTCTTCGGAGATGTCCCAAAAGCACAGGTTGAGAATCGTCTGGGTCTTTGAAGATTGCGCGGAACACCGGACGGCGATGAAGTTTACTGACTTGTCGGCATAAACCTCCATCAACTCCTTGACCCACGTGGAATTGAACGACTTCCACTTGCCAGGCATCGGCGATGTCCGGTCAACCTCTACATGGTCCTCGCACCACTCCCAAGGCTTTCGGATGTCCTGCGGCTTCCACGCCGCGCTAGCCGCAACAATAACCGTTCGCCACGCCACGAGCGTTGACTGCTCATTGCTCATTGCTTCCTCCCATCGCGGGCTCTGGTGCCGACTCGAACTCCTCTTGATGGGCTTTCCCGATGGGATCTTGGTGGAGTTGCGCCATTGCGCCATGAAGCCACTCAGAAAGCAGCTTCTCCGCTTCCGGTATGGTTAGACCAACAACCTGCGGCGCGAGCGATGAGGGACCGTTTAGAAGCAGCCGCTTGACGTTTAGCACCATTGCGGCAACGGCCTTTTCCACGTCAATCTTGGCCACATACAACCCGCCCTTGATGTCGATGTCTTGCTGTAGCTTTTGGTTCTTTAGGAGGATATGCCGCGCCCGCTCCCGTGTGGCGTCAATATCTCCGGCATCCTCAATACCAGACACCCCGCGCAAGAACTCGCGCCACGCCGCAACATCGAGCCGCCCGTCAGGCTTAGCGCCAGGGTTTCCGGGCCGGGTTAGCCCGCGTTGGATTGTCTTCCGATTTACCCCCAAGATGTCAGCAAGCTCTGACTGGTTGCGGGCGAATGTGGACGAAGCGCCGGCGGCACCGGACGCGATTGACTCCAGCAGCTTGCGGTCTGATACGGATAGAGGCTGCCCCTTGGCCACCCGCTGCACCAAAAGCCGATAGTTCGCCTTAAGCAGCTTTTCGGCCTGCTCTGGCGTTAGCGGAGGTTGACTATTTGGAGCTTGCTCGCCGCCCTGCTCTGCGTCCATGACTGACGCAAAGCGTTTTCAGCAACAAAAAAGGCCGACCGCAACAAGTGCAATCGGCCCAAGTGTTTGAGTGGGATTTAATTGCTTTTCTTGCTGTCGTTTTCAGCCCCACGCATGAGCATAAACACTGTGGCTTTGGCCAAGTCTCCGGGACAGTTTCGCTCAATCTCCCAGTTTTGGTAGGTGCGTTTTGAAACGTGCAGAACTTCCGCCGCCTCAGCCTGTGAAATGCAAACGCGTTCCCGCCAGCTTTTCAGCTTTCTCGCGAAATCCGATTTGTCTTTTTGCGTGCCCATACCGCACCTTACCACATCGCCAAACTGTGTCAACTCACAACAATACAGCCCCATCCTCAACCCATCCATTCCACCACATACGAGTTGACGGGTTGGTGTACTGCAGGAATCGGAGCTTGTCTCCGGGTATGTTGCTGGAGTGGGCTAGAAAGGTCTCGCGGGCATAATCCTCCCACGCGTATTTATCGGCGCTGACATAGGCCAGCCGCTCGGACAATTCACCGTGTCCAGCAACCTCCAGCGCCCGCACCGTCCGAGTCATTGACTCACCGCGCACATTTAGAGCCTCCCCCCAGACGTGCTCGCATCGATACGATCTGATGGCGTGACACGCGGAGGTGGAGAACGCGTCCGAATCTGCGTATGGCAGACTTGGGCAAATCATGCCAAATGTGCGATGCCCGCTGTCTTGCAGCCAGTGAAGAGAGGCCAAGCGTTTGCTGACAAGCGGTGTCCCGGGCTCAACAGCCCGCCCGATAGCATCATCAATAGTTCCAGTTGAAACACCGTAAATGATGCGGTTTTTCCATTGCTCCGGGATTCGCTTGGCGATTTCCGGCAGAAGATGCGACTTGCTCAACAGCCGGATTTGCCAATTCGTATTGTGAAGGATGATGAAGCAAGCCGCCGCAGTCTCCTTGGCTAGCTCCAGGTTTGCCGCCACGTCCACCAGCGGGCTGGCGAAAATGACGCGCCGGTCCTGAGGGTCGGAGAACTTGGGACGCCCGCGCCGGTCCACAAGCTGGGACTTTAACACGTCCAGCGCGTTGCGCCGCCGAATCACAATATCCTCATGCCTGCCATGCACTCCGGCCATACCCGGCAATTCTCGCAACTTGCGCATTAGGTCGGGCACATAACAGAATGTGCAGGAAAATGCGCACGCGGAGCCGAGCGAGAATGTAAGTCCATCGCATAGCTTTTTGTGCTCAAACGCGCTCTTGAAGTTGACAACGGTTTTTGCCGGAACTTCAAACACCGGCTTATGGTTCATTTTGGTTCTCATTCGTGGTTCAGTAAAAAGTTGAAATATTGTGGAGTTGTGGACGGCTTAACCTTGAGCATGGTCTTTACTCTGCCAGTTGTGTAGGTGGCTTTAGCATCTCGAATCATTAGCCCCTCACCGCCGCGCTCAATTACACCGCCAAGGGTTGTGAGTAGGTCAGTCATGCCGCAACAGACCGAATTTCCTACCGCTCGTGCAAATGGGTTGCCCGCAAGAAGTCCGCCAGCGAACCCGATCCGGGTTATGTATCCGCCTTCAAGCGTTGGGGCGTCAAACACCACCAGCTCCAGCCCAAGCTTGCGCCAAGCCAGCTCGCCGCGAGTGTGGATATTGCTGATGCTGTCTCGGTTTCCATAGCCGGCGAACAGCTCGCAATCGAGAGCGAACGGCGGCAGATTGGCTGTGAACCAATAAGGGGCTCTGTAGTCAACACCATCGCGAGACAATAAACGGCCCCCTGTCCACCGCGCAAAGTAGCCATCCATTTTTTCGGTCACCACCCAGCCTTGCGGGTTTCGCCCGTCGTAGTCGCTGCCGTGCATGATGGTGTTTTCGATTCTCATAGATCCTTCATGTATGGGTATTTTATGAAGTCGGCGCGGTATCTCCTGAACTGCTCAGAGATTAGCTTTGCGACTTCACGCCGGCGCGACGCTGGCATTTCTTGGATTGCCTCACGGACATAACCTCCGTATTGCCTGGTCGGGTTCTTTGCCAGCATCTCGGCAAGGTTGCAAATACCCCACCACATTGGCCCGGCGTAAACTGACCTTAGGACAATAGCGCCCTTTTTAACACCACTCACGCCACCCTCCTTTTGCACCACTTTGACAGGTCCGCATACCACGAGTGCAACCACTGGTTTGAGGCACACACGATCAATTCATCTGACTTCAGTTCCGCGAGTTTTGCTACTTTGCGAAACTCCGGCCAAGCTCTGGAAGATAGTGCGGAGACGGCGAAATCTGGATTCATGTCCATCACTTTGCAAAAACTGATGAACTGGTTGGGGGTTAGTCTTTTGGTTTTCATGGCGTGAAGAGTTGCCCGCCACCCTTGCGAGTGGCGGGCGTTGCTGGGTGGCTCAATTCCCGGCAAGAATCAAATCTTGCGCCACAGCGAAGGCGCGTTGCTTAATCTGAGCGCCACGGCCAGTCATCAGATACCCAAGATCGCCGTCCGTCTTTTCGTGGTCCACAAACTCCGTAACCGCGTTGTAGGCTCCCCACATCGACCCGCGAACCCCGCGCATATCGGCACCGCGACCAGTTTCGTGCATCTCCTCGATTTTGGCGATGGCGTTCTGAGCGATGCGGGAGGACTCCTCATAGCTCCCTTCGTCGCCTACAATAACGCGGGTTGCGTATTTGCGAAGAGCATCGCCATTGATCTGGTGCTTCATGAATCCGGTAAAAACGGATTGCATCTCATCGAAGTAAATCCCAGCCTGCTTGAGCAGCTTTCCAGCAATCTCAAGCTTGCCCTGGACGTTTCCGATATGCTGAACGCGAACCTCGCTCGACTTGTTAGCAAGCGCCGCGTTGAGCGTGTTCTGGCACACTACGCGAATAGGTGTGAACTTAGCGCGAACCGGCTCGTTGGTGTCGTGGCCGTTGGTGAGCAGTAGCCACTTGCCGATTAGGTCTTCGCGACCAACCGTGAACTCACCCGGCAGGCGAGCAAGAAGCCAAACCTTCTCGCCGCGACCCAGCACCCCAGCGACTTCATAGCGGGCTTTGTCTTTCCCGAAGACGCCATCAAAGAACCCAAAAGCATCGCGATTCTGGAGCGGCTGATAAAAGCCGGTAACCACTCCGAGAACGTCCTTGGTATCCGTGCGGCGGAGCCCGTAGCGGTTAACCAGAGGCATGCCGTCCAGGGTCTGTAACCCAACCTTCTCAACCGTGAAATCAAGCCCACCTTCGCGGAGCGCGGTTTGCGCATCGAAAGCATCGTCGATGTGCTGACCGAGTCGATGCCACGGGGTTTCTCCAGTAAAAGCGATGCTGTTCTTTCCGTTCCGGTTTTCGATGTTGTGAGCCATATTCTTTTCTTCGTTTTGTTCGGAGGTGGCCTTATTGCCGCCTCATCTTTACGTGATTACTATACGCGATTCGCGTATCGCTTGCAACACGAAACAGGCCCACGTTGTTTCTTTTTAGCTTGTCTTATGTTGCGCTGTGTGCCGCTAATGCATCACGCTTAACAAGTCGCACTCCAATATAACGAGCATTCTTTTGCGGGAACGCCTCTTGAATATCAACCGGATCAAAGCCATTGCTTTCAGCGAACGCCAGCGCGTGAGGCAGGATGGTGCCCGACAGCTTGACTCCTAACGTGTTTGGAATTTTGAGCCTGCGAAACCTGGCACCAGACAGATCAAGAATGGCGTGGTCGTAGTTTCCCCCAGCCGACCGCACCATGCCAATGGTTAGAAACACGGTAACGCTTCCGCTTGACGTTTGCACAAGGTTGATCCAGTGATTCCACGGCGAGCCGTAGGCGTCCAAGTCAACAACATTTTGCGCCCAGCCCGGTTGGGCCAAGATGCGCGAGCTGTCTATTTGCAACCTGCCCTTCTTTGGCTTCAGGTCAACGCCCCAGTAGGAGTGAATCGGAAACTCGGAGCGCAGCTTTCGCCACAACAGCCCCTCGCCCATAAAGCAATCCAGAACCCGAATCGGCACACCGTCCGAAACCATTTGCCGCAAGAAGTGCCGGCGCAATTCCAGCTTTGCTTCCGGGTTGTGATTATCCGTTATGGTCTGGCTCTTCATTTGTCGGAAACACTGGTATCAACCTGGGCCGACTCATTCTCGGCGATCTTCTCAACGAGCTGATTAATCTCGCCGAACTTAACGGTTGGAATCGAAATCAATACATAGCTCATCTTCGGCGGCTTCTTGTATTCCAGCTTCTCAAGCTTGGCTGGCTCGTCCAAAGCCTCAAGAATGCCGGTCAGTTCAAGGTCGAAATCAACCTCATCCAGTTTCTTCAACAGCTCCTCAACCGCCCCGGTGTCACGGCCAGACATGGCCGCGATCTCGTTATCGGCCAGTAGGTGCGCCACCTCATCCTCATCATTGTCGAACTCCTGATAGTCAACCGGAACGCAAGAGCAACCCAAGAGTCTTGCGGCTTCAAACGCGCCGTGGCCGGCTACAATGAACCCACTGCGCTTGGAAACAACTACAGCACGACGCCAGCCTTGATGCTCGATTATCTTGGCGAGCAGTTTTATTTGCTGGCTCGGATGCTTGCGCGGGTTGCGCGGATGCGGGCTCAATTCATCAACTGCAACCAGCTTTGTAAACTCACACCGTATTTTGATGTTACTTTCCATAGGCGCTCATTAATTCGTGATACCGATTCAAAAACAGCTTCTCGGCTTTCTTGGCTGATATGGGCTTTATGGCCACGTCTGACGGCAGGCAGCCAAGATCCCACCCGCGAGGCTCCTGCCCCATCAAGTCGCGCTTCTCCGTTGCGAGCGCAATCAAGTCCGCCTCCTTTACAGCCGGGGCCATGAGTTGCGGAACCCCGAACCTCTTCGCAATCCCCACCCAAACCCTATCCTCAAGATCCCGATAGGCAGCCATAGATCTCTTGAGCGGGCTTACCATATCGCCAACATACGCCTCCGTGGCATCGTGCAAGATGGCCTGAATTACACGCAGATCGCCAACCCCAACGGAGGACTCAACCAAGCGACTTACAATCACCGAATGCTGAGCGACGGAGTAGAATTTAAGCGTGTGACCGTTGAATCGGCACAACTGAGAAAGCGCGTGCGCGATGTCCTCGATGCAATACTCGTGCTTTTCTGGCTCCGAGAATATGAATGCCTTGCCGGTGTAGGTTTGAATCCACGCCCCTTTTTGATTTGTGTTCATGCCTGGAATTGGTTGAGAAATTCTATCGCCTCCGGCGCATCGGCCAGCGCGACACTGTGAAAGTTTACGCAGTTGTCTGAGATGATTCCGCCATCCTGGAGCATGTTCATGGCCACCTCTTCGGTGAGGTTGCACTCTGCCGCCGACATGCGCAGTTCGGTTCTAGCCTCGGTTAGAGTCATGGTTTGAATTGCCATCGCGAAGAATCTTCAGCGTGATGAAAACACCGAAAGCCACGATTGCTAACGACGTGGCTCCAACCACCCAACGCGGGCAGCCAGAGGACCACTTGCCAAGCGTGGTGATTGTGAACCAGAAAACCAGAGCGGCGGAAAAGTATCTCATGGATGCTCGTGGGTGAACGACTCGTTGCACAACGCAGCGGTGGCATTCCTGACATGCCAATACGCATTGTCGTGGTCATCCGGCTTTCCACCCTCAAAGCAGCACGATGCCTTGAAAAGGTGAATCCTCGCTTGGCTTATGCGCTCTGAGCTAATCGGCACCTCCACTTTGTCCGATTTCGGAGGAGTTGCAACATCCGGTCTAGGCTTTTCAAACATAGTAATTTTTAATCGCGAACGTGTTCGAGTGGTGTGTTTGGCTCTTTGGCTTTTGGCCACTTTCGCTTTTTGTTTATTGCAAGCTTGGCGAAGCAAGCCTCGGCAAGTTGGTCGTAAGTAAACCCAGCCCGGCGGGCTGCATCGAAGATTAGTATTTGACAGTCAGCAAACTCGGATAGGTCTGACGGGTCTTTTATTGCCTCCTCAACCTCTTTTGCCAGATGCTTCAGCGGGCCAATTGGGCCGCGCTCCTGTGTGGTTCCAAAAGTGGTTTCACTAAACCTGGCTTGCTCGCCCCAGAAGTGGTGAAGTTTTTTGCGATATAGTTCGCGGTCTAGTGTTTGCAGCATATCGTTAGACGGGTTGCGTTTGTCGGGTTAATAGCTTCACCCTGTTCTGGAATTGCGTGCGCTCTCGCTTGCTCCACGCCGCCATCTCAGGAACGTTGACCGACACCAGCGCCGCAGCCATAGGTGGACAGACTGAATTGCCGCACATCCTCACTTGCGCCTCGTGTGATAGCGGCTTGAAAAACACCTTGCCGTTTCGCTCGTGCCTTACTAGCGCGTCGATGATGTATGTGTCAGGAAAGCCTTGGGCGCGATACAGCTCTCGGGGAGTAAGCATCCGCATTCCGATGTCGGAGATGTTGAACTTCTCTCCACCAACCGCAACAAGGCTGAACCGGTCGTCAGTTGTTACCGTGTGCATCGGCTCGCTAACACCTTGGCCGATTCCAGTCCCGTAATACTTATCAAGGAACACGCGCACCTCGGCCATGTGATTTCCTTGGGCTGTTACAGAGTGCATCGGTGTGCTGGCATCCTGCCCAATTGCGGTGCCGTAAAACTTCGAGATGAAAGCAGACACCAAAGCGATTGCACCAGCGGTTGCCACAGTTGGGACGGGTGTGTCAGCGCTGCGTGGGGATGCTCCGCTCTGTTGACCAATCACATACGGAATCACCAATGCCTTTTCGCCCCGGTGCGCCCCGGTGATGGTTTTGAATGGCTGCCGTATCGACTCCGTCCTGTCGCCCACCTGGTGCGTAAGCGAAACGATGAACGGGTCAGCCGACTCCAGAACAAACTTGCGGATACCTTTCGCAATGCGCTCCATTGTGCTGTCTGCCAATGGCCGCTTAACGCCAAGCGCCCGAGCCTCCTCCTTGCTCAAGAAAATGGACGGGCAAGGCAGCGAGAAGTCGATGCACTCGGCGGCTGTCCGCCACGGTTTCAAGCCGGAGCCGGAAAATCCGTCTGCGGAAGGATCTCCATGCGTTGCAGTAGGCCAGACAATCGGCTTTCCGTCGCATCTGGAAACAAGAAACAACCGCTTGCGAATAGTTGGGGCTCCGTAGTCACATCCGCGCATCTCGCGCCAATCAACTACGTAGCCCAAACCGAGCAACCTTCCGATGAAGTTCTTGAATGTCCTTCCCCTTCGGATAGGACACGGATGCCCACCCGGCAGCAACGGCCCCCAGTCCTGAAACTCCTCGACGTTCTCAAGAATGATGACTCTTGGGCGGACCTTCGCGGCCCACTTAACCGCGAGCCACGCCAACCCCCGAATCTTCTTTGAGCGAGGTTTGCCGCCCTTCGCCTTCGAGAAATGCTTACAGTCCGGGCTGAACCACGCCAAACCTACCGGCCTGCCAGCCGTAGCGGCCATAGGGTCAACATTCCAGACATCCTCGCAATAGTGTTTGGTCTGCGGGTGGTTGAGCGAATGGAGTGCGACGGCCTCCGGGTCGTGGTTGACTGCGATATCAACGCAGCGGCCAAGAGCAAGCTCGATTCCCGTGGATGCCCCGCCGCCGCCGGCAAAGTTATCCACTATCAACTCGACATTCAGGTCTAAACTAAATTGGGGTGAAATCATGGACGGGTAGGCAAAAAGTGCCTAGGTTTTTCATGGGACATCAAATTTTTCGCCGCACTCGCGTGAGGGGTGGAAGGTGTCAAACCCAGCCGACTTCACCCCTCGCAAAAGATTCCTTTATCCCCCGTGGAGCATATAGGAACGGCTGTGTGGAATATAGGGATAGCTATATGCGGTATTGGTATGGCTTGGGGTTGGTTTTGGGTTGGGTTATGGGGCGTCGTCAATGCCATCCACGTCGGTATCTGGGTTGCGATAGTGCTCGCGCTGCCAGGTGATTTGGGCGGCGTTTGTGATGCCAAAGAATCTGGATGCCTCAGCCGCCGGGATGGATAAGCTTGGGGCTGATATGTCCAGACGCGTGGCCAGCTCACGGATACCGGGGCCACCGTCGAAGAAGTTGGGGTTTAGAGTCCACGCAAAGGCGAGGAACCTCATGCCCGCTTTATATTCTATACTCCTATTATATTGATTACGTACTCCTTCACTGGTTTTCATCACCCATTTTTCAATGCGGTCAAAGGCAACGTGAAGCTCGGGTGAGTTGCTGTTCATGGCGTGCAATCGCCACGTCTGAACAAAGCGCCGGCCAATGACTTCGGCGTTGAGCCTTAGCCCATCCCAAGACTTGTGCTTCCGTGGGCGCTTCTTGCCAAGGTCTGCGACGGCTTCGGGGATGATGTCCCGCAGGTCTGGCTTGGATTCGGGGGCCACCTTCTCGGGCAGTATGGCGGCGATTGCGGCGTGCAGAAACGGGGCAACCTTCTTATGCTCGGGCTCATGCTCATCGGGCAGCTCTGGCGACCTTTCAACGGCCTCCCAGTCAAAATCGCTGTGGGCCGAATGGAGCGGGCTGATTTTGTCGCTTTGCATGTCTTCAATAAACTCAGGTTTCATGTAGTTGTGTGTCGGTTGGTTGAGCGTTAAGCGCTTGGTTTGCGCTTGCGCAGGTTGAAGTCGGGAACGTTTATATCGATGGTTGCGCTGCCATTTCGGAGCATACGGCTGGCAACTCGCTTGTCGGTGTCAGCTATTTGTTGCAGCGTCTTGTTGGATGTGAACACCGTCCACTTTCCAAGTCTGGATTCGGCCACCTCGTCAGCTCGGGCCGCATTGAATGCGGGGGGGCCTTTCTCGCGGCCAAGGTCGTCAACCACCATGAACGGAGTCTCACGTATGCCTTGCATCTCCCCCCACTGACCATCGAGTTGGCGCTCGATGAACTTTGGCCAGAGAATCAGCCTCGATTCACCCAGTGATTGGAATTCCCCCGCCCTGCCCTGGATGACCCGGTAACCGCCTCGCGCCCGCCAGAAGGCCAAAAGGCGCTTAGCAAGGAGCGTTTTACCGGCTCCTGATGTCCCAAGCAGGCAGAGCCAGTTCGGGTCTTCGTCGTTCATGATCGCATCCGCGAATGTTTTGGCGGCTTCTAGCATGGCAACCAGCTTGGGATCTCCGCATGTGTCGAACTGCCAATCAAACGACTCCGATGCCAGCGTATGCGCTACCATCGCCCTCGTTGGAGGTGCCTGAATTGCGATTAGCACCCGGTTGACTGCTTGTGTTGCGGTTTGCATGCTGTTTCGGTTCAAAAAGTCCTTGGTATCCGTTTCGGAGTGAGTATTGGAGGATCTGGTAAGCGGTCTCTTCGTCGTATTGTTCGAGAAAGTCGATTTGGGCGTTGAAAAGGGCTTCCCAGCTCTTCACCTTCTTAAACCCCCTCCGATGTGCCTGCCATTGCCCCCATGCGTCAGAGAGCCGCTGTGTGCTGAATTTGGCCGGTAATGGCCGGATGGTGGATTCCGATTCAGTCTCAAGAGCTAAGTCGGTTTGCCCCGGCTGAATGGTGGCTCCCTCTTCTTCTTTATATATATGTGACTGTACTTGTGAAGAGCGATGGTTTTGCGATGCGGTTGCGATGCGGTTGCGATGCGGTTGCGACCATCTGGCCCTATTTCCGGCAATTCCTGCCTGTTTGCGTGCGTCTTTGCGCTCCATCGCCGACTCAAGCTCAGAGTCAATGCGCTTGTGACGCCACAAACCGTCATCCACTTGGAATAGGCTTGCGATGCGGTTGCGATGCGCTTGCCAATCCGCTTGCGATGCCCTTGCGATGGACGCCAACTCTGCGTCATCGTCCCGCAACGGACCTTTGTTGCGCCAGTATGCGCACATTAGCAGCACGTAGGAGCCGAACTCGGCGCGGCTTAGGTGCAGCGTGTCGGCAAGCAAATCAGCCACGTAAAGCGGCATCCAGACATCAGTCTTCATGTCAGAGGCAACTCCTGCTCTTGCGCGGATTCTGCGGCCTTCAGGTTCAGACACGCCTGCTTGAAGTAAGAGCCCTTCAGCTCAAAACCGATGAACTTTCTACCCATTTTGACGGCCTGATAACCCTCGGAGCCAATGCCGGTGAACGGAGAAAGAACGGTGTCCCCAGGCACGCTCCACATGTCCAAGGCGCGAGATATGACTTGAAGCTGTAGCGGGCAAATGTGCCGCTCATCTTTCTCTTCACGTGCTGACTCGCGCTGTAGCGTGTCGGATGGGTTAATGTCCATCCACAGCGGGGACCACAGCTTCAAGTCCTCTTCCGTGTAGTACGTGTCACGCCAGGCCGGGGAGGCGTAACGCTGCCATACCTCGATGGAATACCTAGTTGAGCTAAGCCTACCATCCGGAGCGGTGTCCTTGTCTCCGCTGAACGTCTCAAATGGGCCAGACACTGGAACGCTGTTTTTGCCCGGCTTGCGCATAGTGACGAGGTAGTCAGGTATGCCCTGCCTGGACATGCACGAGTCTTTCAGGATCTGCTTGTGCAACAAACCGAGAGCCTTGGTGCGTTGCATGGCTGTGACGGGGTCTTTCCAGATGCACACCTCAGAATGGAAGATCCAACCGGCAGCCTCAAAGATGCGGATTAAATCCCCCCGAAAGTCACGCAAACCAATCTCGCCATGATGCTGCTTGCTAATCGGCAGATTCATGCAATGGAACGAAACCAGCCGGCCCGGCATGGTGACGCGGAACAACTCAGGAGCCAAGAATCTGAAGTGCTCAAAGAACTCCTCGTCATCCTTGCAATTGCCCATATCCCGGTCAGAGTTGGAATAGGTGTAAAGCGATGAAAACGGCGGCGAGAAAACCGAGAATCCAATCGAATTATCGGGCAAGCCTTTAACGCCTTCCACGCAATCCGCGTGATAGATGGCCCAGTTCTTTCCGGTCTGTTGGTCAATTACTTGTGTCATAGTTCAGGCAGCCTTAAGCCACTCAGGTAAGGCCATTTGTTTTGTGGGTTCGTAGGCTTCTTTTTGGCGGGTGGCTCCGCGAATGTTCGCCCCGGATATTGAAGCCATGTGTTTCGCCATCTCCTCAGACATCTTGCGGGCGTCCTCGCCTTTGCGTTTGATGTTGGTCAATACGTTGCCCTCAAGTTGGCTGGTGATGATGTGCGCGTTAACCGCGCTGGTTTGGCCGAAGCGCCAGAAGCGACGAACGGCTTGATAAAACTCCTCGTAGGAGTCCGAGAGCCCAACAAACGCCGTGTTGTGGCAACATTGCAGGTTCATTCCCCAACCCCAGATGCGCGGCTTTGTAACGACTCCGCGAATAGAGCCAGCGATGAATCCGCGTGCGATGCGGTCGCGCTCCTCGTCGCTGGTAGAGCCGCTTATCTCCTCAAACCCTGTTAGTCGGACAAGCTCTGCGGCCTCATCGTTTAGCCCACACCACAACACCCATTGATCCGAGTTGGATAGCGCCAGGTCTGCGGCCATTTTAGCCCGCTCGTTGATGGTGCTGCGGCGTGCGTTTCTGCGCTCTTCCAGCGATTGGGCCTCAAGCGGTATCAGAAACCCGTCAATGCAATGCGTGGTTGGAAGCACGTGCTCCACAAGTTTCAACTCAGGAAGCACGAAACCGCCATCGTCGTAACCAAGGTCCGATGGCCGGCGTATGCTTATCGCCCACGAGCACACCCAGCGCCAGAACTCCGCCTCCGCGTGGCCCTTCAAACGCCACTGGCTGGTGTCGCCTCCGTCATGGACGAAGAACGTAGATAGCATCTCCGTGCGCGACATGACTCCCAGGAACTCCGCGTGATTTCCAAGCTCCTCGTAGTCATTCGGGGCCGGTGTGGCCGTCCAAGCCGTGCGGTATGGAATGCTGGCCGTCTCCTCAATCAGGATCGTGCGAAATTTGCCCGAGTAGCTTTTAAGGATAGAGCTCTCATCGAGCAAAACGGCCTTGAGTTTGCGTAGGTCGAATTTGTGTAACTTCTCATAGTTGGTGATGTTGATTCCGTGGTTCAAATCACTTTGCTCGCCGCACAGGTTGACTTTGATGCCGAACTTGTCTCCCTCGCGCACCGTCTGCCACGCCACCCCGATAGGCGCAAGGATTAGCACGGGGCCACCAACACGGCTGATTATCTGGTCGGCGAGAGTGAGTTGCTGTAACGTCTTACCAAGGCCGCAATCCTCAAAAAAGGCGGCGCGACCACGGCGGCAACCCCAGCTAATCGCGTCACGCTGGAAGTTGAACGCGCTCTTCGGATAGAATGCGGGCGATGGATCAAAGCCGGTTGGGACATCAGCGGCCCGTTTGGTGGTTAGAAAATCGGTGTATTTCATGCCCTCTTAAACTTGATTACCCAAACCCAAGGATTTTTGTCCCACGAGCCGGGACCGTTGATGGACTCCCAAAGTCGCCTATAAATCATCTGCGGGGTGACACATGTCATACTCAAGTCTGCCCTGTCAATTCCCTCAGCAAGCGCATCGTCGGATGTGATTATATTAAGCCTCTCCACATGAATACTAACAACCTCCAGAGTGATGCGGGACGCCCATCGCGGCATGTGAATGGATAGAACCCACGGGCTAGCCTCAAGGCCGGTGCGAGTAAAAGCTGTTCCGCCATCCCCATCATCTTTGACAACATGCTCTTTTTCGGTGGCACGGTAATAGCATTCCTGTTTTCCGGTAGAGTCATAAACAAACTCCCCGTCGCGCATCTTCGCGCACCACGCCTCACGAACCCAAAGCCGATCTCCTGGTTTACCATAACGGCAACGCCCGCCATCAACCCAATCAGCAAATGCTTTAGTAATTGGGTTCCAGTTAAAATTCGCTTCCGTGTAGTGTGGTTTGTTGCGTGCCGACCCAAGATGGTTCCATTCCCAAAGTGCGGGAATGTAACGGTCGGGCATTGGCTGCGGATTAACAACCCTCCGCGTCTGCGTCTTACGTCCGTCCAAAATTGCCCGCACCATTGGGTCACTGAATAGTATTCCTAGTTCTTTCATGTGCAGATTAGTTGGTATTCATACAGCCCGGCCTTACGGTCTCCACGCGTGCGCTTGTTAACCGCATAGCCTCCGAATCTCGCTTTGCGGAGGTGGCGCAATTGAGCGCTGATGCTTGCTGGCGGGTCTTTTGTTATCACCTCAAGCTCTGCCAGTGTCCGCCATTGTCCGTCGCGCATGGCGTCAAACACGCGGCGAATCTGTCCGGTAAGACGCCCGTTGTCTTGTGCCGGGTCGTAGTCAGATCCGGCGAAGCGTGCAGCCTCGACATCAAACAGCGGCTCAGGCAGTGGAAAAAGCGTAGTGACACACATAAATTAGAACGGGATATCGTCCTGAACCGGAGGCTCTGCGGCGGGTTGGTTGCCTTGCTGGGACTGCGTCTGCGCTGGCGCGGCGACTCCATTTCTTTTTGCCAAATAATCCGCCTTGCGTCGGTTTGCGTCGGCCTCAGACTCGAACTTAAAGCGGATGTTTGGACCGCGATTGCCGTTACCTTCCCACGCACTGACGAGGTAATTGACGCCACCAACCTCAGCGCGACCCGTGTAATCGGGTTGCTTGCTGCCGGTCGCTTTGCGGTGGTTTCGCGACATGATGCCGCTGTTTGGATAGTCTCCCATAATTTGCTGTTTGTTTTTGGTTACAGAATTGAAATGAAATCGGAAAAGCTGCGGACGATGTGGACGGTGTGGCCGTTAAGCTCGGCCTGGACTTTGAATGCCAGTTGCTCGATGGAGAGTTTTCCGGTTCTGCTTTTGCACTCCACAAAGAGCACTCGGCCCCCTTTTGCTAGTATTGTAAAATCAGGCTCGCCAAGCGTTCGGTTGGTCCGTTTGCTCATAGAGCCATGCAGGTATTGCCAGCCGCGCCGCTCGCATTCGTCAATTATTTCGCTGTGAATATCGGACTCTTCATCGGCACCGTTTGACGCGGGCGTCGACTTGGTGTTTCGGGCCAAAAACGCTTGATAGTCTGCTTGTGAAAACCTCGGCATGGTGTGGTTGTTTTTGCGCCCCGAACGGATTGGACGTTTTGGGGCTTTGTGGTGGGCCGGATTAGTTAGAATACCCCGGCGGCGGTGGTGGCGTATGCCCGCTTTGGCAGGTCAATTTCCTGCGTGTCTGTCGAGTAAGCCGGCCAGTAATCCAGCGCGATGCAGTTCATTAACAGTTGCAGATTGCGCTGATACTCCTCGCGCCCGGCGTGCAGCGCGTTGGAGCTAACGTCGAATACTGATACGGCATACGGCGGAAACTTCTCCACCGCGACAAACACGAACGTTGCCTTGCGTTGGTACTCGGGGATGAACCCGGCATCAACCAGGTCATTCCATAGGTCCAGGTAATACGCGGCCTGAACGTAATACCGCATCATCCAGATCGTGCGCGAGAACGAGTCCTTGCGGGCATCCATGCACGTCTTGATGTCGATTAGGGCATTGCCTTGGCTGGCAAAGTCCACGCGGGCCTTGCGCAGAATCTCGCCGCGCCGATAGAACCGCTTGAACAGGCTAACCTCGGACGAACCCGCTGCCAGCGCCCGGCGTGCAGTTGGGTGGTTGGCAACGGATAGGGCCATTCCCTCCAGCGCGTCATGCTCAGACCGAGTCAATACGGTGTTCCCTTTGGCCAACTCATCAGCAACCCAACGCTTGCAGTAACCAGCTCCACCGTGCCACGGAATCAGATCACCAACCCCGACCTTTTTCTGCTTAACCGCAGAACAGTTTGCTGGCGCTGGGTATTCCTCGGGCTGGATTACAATCCGGGGAAACGGCTTGTTTGGCTCCAGGATCTTCGCGTGCGCCAAGCTACCTAGCAACATCGGGCGAGTCTGCTCATCCCTGTGTTTGAACTGCTCCACAAAATGAGCCGGGCTTCCAGGGTCGTCCTCAGTCCCCCCAAGATGCTTCAGCATCGAGTTACTAACACCCGGAGAGCTGAAGTATTCGTTGGCCGGCATGTCGAAGAAGGCCCCCTCTTCGCGCACAGCCAAAGATTGGGTTGCGAGATTTAGCGCCTCACTCATACCCGTTCAACCCCTTTCGGGCTGTAGGCGTCGATGGCAAGGAAGATTGCGAACTTCCCGCCGTGGGCATTGGCCAGCCTTTGCGCCTCCGCAATGGCGTCATTAAAGTTGGTGTGGACGAATGGCTTGGACGATGGCCGATACGGCTTGCTGGCAGGCAATTCGCCGTTGTCCTCAGCGATTATGTAACGGTCATTACTGACCGGCGCAGTCACCTTCTTGCGTCGAAATGCAAGAATCGGAATCGTTCCCGGTTGGTTGTAGATACCTAGCGCGTCCCGAACGGTCTTGCATCCCGCGTTTTTGTGCCAATGGCTTACGGTCCACTCGGAGAATTCACCAAACACATCCTGACCCTCCTCCAGCTTGGCATTCTCGGGCACAAGCTCGTATCCTTCGCCAACATCGACCTTGCGGCGGACTGCGCTACTGCTATTCAATGTGGCCAAATTCCAGCTATCGACCGAGTGCCAACCGTTGCAGCGGTCGCATTTATACTCATCTCCAACTCGAACATCGGGCCGGGAAACGGTGTGATAACCGTATCCAACATTGAACAGTGGAACCCGCTCGACTTTGACGGCCTTCTTGCGGCGGAAAACAAGCGGCTTACCGTAGTTCTCGATGACATCAGCGAGAGTGTTGAGTCCCAGGTTGTGAGTCCACTTAACCGGAAGCCAGTCGGGCGCAAGGATTGCATCGGACGCCTCCAGCCCATCCGTTGGTGGTTCGGTGTCGGGAACGATTTCGTAGCCTTCTCCGGGGGCAATAGCTATGCGGTAAGGAGAGGAAACCTGGACGGTCTCGCCGGCAGCCATTGATTTACGCCACACGCCGGCGGAAAAAACCTGATCTCCGTCTTCGATTTTAGCGCCCACCGGCACCTGAGCGTATCCGTAACCGACCAGCGCCAGCACGTTCCGTCGGCGAAACCCAATAACGTGTGGAAATTCCTTACGAAACTCCTGGACGGTTCGGAATTGGTTCGCTTTACCAAACGGCGTCCATACAAGACCGTCCGTGGTTGACGATATTTTTTCGCTTTCTTTGGTAGGGCTCTCGTTGATGCCCAGCATCGTGTATCCATCGCCCGGGCTGATCTTGGTGCGGTAGAAAGTGCCACTGTTCTGTTTGATGTAATAGTTGGCGTGCCACAGGCTGCAAGTGGCGCACCAAAACTCATCTCCGGCAATGAGTTTTTCGCCATCCTTAACCATACGCCAGCCGTATTCTGTGGTCGGCGGAGGAAGCTTGCGGCGAAACACCAAAACACCAAACGGATCGACTTCCGCAACCCGCCTTCCGACGAGTTTGGCTTGGCTCCAACGTCCGGACGCACTTCCAACTTCGTCGGCGAATTCGTCGCCAGTTTGGATTATGTGATTTGGTGTGAGTTTAATGTATCCTTTTTCCATTTTGCTTTGCTTTCCTTATTGCGTTGTTTGTTGGTTGAGAGTTAAGAAACCTTCTTGAGCTTCCCGTTAACCAAAGAGTAGAACGTGTCAGCTTTGACCTTCTTGCCGTCCACCTTGAAGCTGCGGACGGATACGCGATGCCAATCGCCGTTTTGGAACTTCCATTCTGCCAGGACAATCCAGCATCCCTTTGCGCCCTTGGCTTTTCCTTCGATGCCGATTGACATGGCCACACCTTCAACGCCCGTGTTGGTGGCCGCGCTGTGGTTGCCCGTGTTGGTGGCCGCGCTGTAGTTGCCCGTGTTGGTGGCCGCGCTGTAGTTGCCCGTGTTGGTGGCCGCGCTCTTCTCGCCCGTGTTGGTGGCCGCGCTCTTCTCGCCCGTGTTGGTGGCCGCGCTCTTCTCGCCCGTGTTGGTGGCCGCGCTCTGGTAGCCCGTGTTGGTGGCCGCGCTCTTCTCGCCCGTGTTGGTGGCCGCGCTCTGGTT